CTGGCCTGCTACGTATGTCCACGTTGAGTAGGGGGTGAACATACGGCGAAGGATTTTGGTAAACCTGCATCCCGCGCAAGAGGGGCTGTCTCTGCAGCTTGTATTTCCTGTTCTATAGAGACTGAAATAGGGGCACCCTGTGGGTGCCCAGCTGACGATTGTTGCGAAATCAGGGGATGTCGGAGATTTTCCACAGGCGGCCTGAAATCGAAAGGGTCCCAGCTGTACCACCTGAGGTGGTATCCTGAGACCAAAACAATTGGCCGTCCCCGTGTCCTCCGTTGACCCCGTTGTCCATGAAACCCCCTGCACCTGTCATCTTGGTGTAGATTGAGGTGGTGGTGAAGTCTCCTGCTGAGTGGGCGAAGCGCATCCAGAAACATTGTCCTACTGCGAACTGCGTACCTCCATTGGAAAACCCGGTAGAAGGTCTGGAAGTTGTCTCCCAGTACAGTCCTTTCGAGTTGGCCGTGACCCAAGCTCCCGTCGCTGCCGTGACGACTCCGTAGAACATATAGTCCGTGGAGTTCAGCACGGTTGGACCCGCGGTCCACGTGTAGATGGGGAAAGGGCTTGCTCCATCGTCTGTAAAAACGACGTTTTCGCCCTGGTCGATGTAGGTGTACCCGACGGCCGGGTCCCAGTAGATGTCGAGAGCTGCGTTCTCGACCTCCTCGACATCATAGTCGAGGGCCTCGCCGTAAAACGAGAAATCATACATGAGGAACAAGTTGCCGTAGGTGGTGCTAGCCGCAAGCTCTGACGCTGCCTCCACTGTTATGAAGCCCTGTGCCTGAGTCCGCACGGAGTCTGATGGGACGTCGAAATACTTGGAAAAAGCATCCTCTGCCCGCACCTCCATGCTCAAGTCGGTCCACACAGTGCCTTCTACGAAGCTCTGCGCGGATGCAGAGTGAGCAAACTCGTCTCTGCCAACCATGTCGGTCGAAGTGCCGACATCGTTGCGAAAACTCATACTGAGCGCGCCTTCTGTTGTCGCAGGGACGCTGGACACGTAATGAATAGACATGCTGTTAAGCCTGTGTTCTTCAAATTGGTCCGAAAGCATCCTCAAACGAGCTCCAAGCGCGTCAGGGCTGATGGGGAATACACAACTCGGAAGTCTTTCGCCCAGGCTCAAAGCCGAGACGGTGGTAACATCCGTGAGGAATTCGCGCCCGCTGAGGCGGACTGATCTCTGGCCTTTTGTCACTGATTCATACTCATGGTATCTGTTCCCATGAAATGTGTGAGAGGTGGCCAAACCTGTTGTCGCCCCTTTGAAGGATTGCAGAGAGATGTGTTTCTCTGCTTTCCCCAGGACGGACATACCAGATCGGTAGACGGGTCCTCGGCGCTGAGTGGGTGTGGAGAAATGACCTAAATCACTCTCGATGGTGTTTTTCTGGATAGACGTCAGAGAAGAGCCCCTACGACCGACTTGGGAGTCATCCCTACGTCGCTCATGAGGTTTTTGATCCCTGACCAAGTGTCTCCCGTCACCATTTTGATCACGTCCCAAACTGCGTCGACTTTTTGTCGCCATTTTGGTGTTGCCCTGGTTTTTCTCGGGGCGGAGTTGAGATTTTTGGCTTCCTTTTCCAAATCGTTGAGCAAAGTTTTGGTGGATCCTGTTTTTCGTGGCATCCGAACCTTTTGTTGACTTGAGAAGCTTCTGTATCTCGGGGTATGAGCTGGTACTCATGTGCGCCCTCTAAGCGCTTGATGCAGGTCCCTTTCACTGGGGTGGCAACGCATCGCTTACCGGCCCCTTCCCGTGCAACCACCCTATAACGCACGGGCCACCTAACCGTTTAACCATAGTCAGCCATGACCATGGCCTCATAAAGCGGGCTCCTCAGAAACACAGACTCTCCGTCTGTCAAAACGACATCGGCGAGAGCCTGCTCTGTCTCACGAAACAGAGCGGGACTCACTCCGTACCGTTTGCAGAGTACGAGGCGAGCCTCATTTTGCAGGATCTGAGAATCCCACTCTCCCCCCACAAGGAGGGGTGAGTTGCGGTGTTTCTCTGCGAGCTCGGACGCAGAGATGTTTTGGACGCGCCAGGGGGCGTGGAAACGCCCCCAGACCTCCGGGTTGAAGCCTTTCTCCTCCCTCTTGGGCAGAGAGGCGAACGCCTTCACGTATGCGGAGAGCAGAGGCACTTCGGGAAAGTGTGCGTAGTTGGCTGCCATGGAAGCCAGCATGCTTTTAACCGCCACAGTGTACCGTTCTGGGTTCGGAGACCCGTCCGGGAGATACCTAGGGAGTCCCTCCAGCTGAAAATACTGGCGGGGATCGTGCAAGGCCTTGCAAGCCTTGATGACACGCGATGGGAGAACGCTCCAAACAGCTTCCCCACTCCTTCCCTCGTAGAACATGCCCTTCAAGAAGGTCACCTCGTTCCACGCATGTACCTCCTCGTACGTGATCTTGAAACCCAGCTCCAAAAACCCCTTCTCAAACTCCTTTCTTTGAACAACGGGAGCGAGGGTGAGGTTCAAACGGGTGACAACAACAGCCACGTTCGATGACCCGGTGATAATACCGTTGGCCAACGAGGTGTCAGGTCCTCCCGAATCTCTCTGGGGGTTCTTGGAACGGTCGACAGACATGACCCCGTCCTCCGTGACACTGGTGATGACGTACGTTGCCTTGGACATATTGTCCAGGACCTCATTCGCCTCACCAGGCACTCCCAGATGGCTCATGACATCTCTGCCATAAGCCAACGGGCCAAAGGACTGGCTCTGGTCGAAGCTGTTGAAATCTCCAGCATAGAAGTCCGTTCCATGCTCGTTACCAACTGCCAAGACCGAGTCGTCGCCACTGATGCAGATCATCACCTGCCCGGGCTGCAATCTCTTTGCATACCACATCCAGGAGCTCAATTCAAAGGTGGTCGCCGAGCCCGCGTAACTGATAGCGAACTCGATTCCGTGGATCTCGGCGAACCTGGGGGTGGCCAAGGGCCACTCCGTCTTCAAATTGTGTGTTGCCTTCCGGATGAAGGGCCCCACGGCTGCCTGGACAGCCGGACTGACGTTCGCAATCGACCTAGGTTTCATGCGCGGGACCATCCAAACTCCGTCTTCGTCACCAGCGGCCCTCTGCAAAAGGTACTCATTGGTTTTGACGTTGATGGAGGTGGTGTCAGATGCGTGTTTTCTTCCCGCCATTATGTGGATAATTCCACCCTGCTCGGTGATCTCGACTGCAGCTGCGGCGCGTCGATGTTTGCGGGTGGAACCCCTCATGTTATCCAGCCAATCTCCTTGGAGTTCGGACCATGGAAGGGGCGAGTACACGTTTTGAACCAACTGTCTAGGGTCTACAATTGCTCGCATCTTGGTCCACGCGAGTTTTTGTTCCCTGGCGGACATAGGAGGTTTTGCCAGAATGCGGCAGGCTAGCACACCCATCAAGTTAGCATCCGTGCGCCCTGGCACAAAGCCGGGGGCGTCCAGAGCCAACATGTGGTGCACATGCTGCATCTGCTTGTCGCTGTCTTGCAACCGAAGGTTAGAGACCACCCTCATACTGGGGTTGACTTCTTTCTCCACGACGTTCAGAGGTTCATTCAAATAAGGAGTGGTGTTGTTCACCCCGTCGAGCTGCATCGGGACGCTTCGTACCTCGGATCGAGGCAGACGCATCAGGCTGTAATCTCCAACATTCTCATAAACCGCAGTTCTGTAGCCTGTCCATTCCTGGTACCTGTCGGTTTTACGCAGCTCCTCGAAAATATTGAGTCGAGGGACGTTATACGGCCCCCCCTTTGGGGGTTGGCCATACAAGGTCCAAGCATACGCATACGCGGTCCAGTGGAAC